CGCTGCCGCCCTCGGCGGTCGCTGAGCGCACCTCAGCCAGAGCGGCGTCGTGCTGCAGGTCCATGCGCAGCGCGTGCACCTGGCGGAACTCTTCGAGCAGCACCGGCACCTGCGCGTGGTCCTCTGCGGACTTGTTCTCCTTGTTGCGAAGACGCTTCAACTCGTCCTCGATGTTCTTCTCGCGTTCGATCGCCTCAGCGATTGTCTTGATGGTCATCAGTTCACCTCTTTCATGGGTGGGGTCGATTCCCGCGTGAGCCGGACGAATTCGAGCGCGTCGTCGAACAGGCGCTCACTGAGTGCACTGCGCGCGTCGGCGGCCGGATCGTTCGGCGGGGGGGTGTCGGGTGCGGATTCCGTTGAGTGCTCCCCGGCCTCGGCTGAGGTGGATCGCGGCTCGTCGTTGTCCTCATCCGAGTGCTCGACGGCCCCACCCGGGGTGTCTTGCGGCTCTTCATCGGACTTGCCCCGCTCGGGGGCATTGGAGATCGCGCTGACGCGCAGCGCGGCCTCGGCGAACAGCCTGCGCTGTTCGGGGTCTCCATCTAGGAGCTTGCCCAGGTCGATGACCTGGGATCGCAGGCTCGCTGTGGTGTCGGCGTAGGCGGGCCACACGACGGGGCCCACTTCGGCCACCTTGACCTCCTTGAGGGTGCGCAGCAGGATGCCACGGCTTCCCGTCCAGAGCGCCTCTTCGAGGTCTTCGGGCTTGACAATCTTGCCGGCGGCGTCGCGCCATTCGTCGCGGATCACCGAGAACCGGAACGACATGCCGTCGACCGCGCCGGATGCGATCGCGTCGCGCAGCGGCTCCCAGTAGGGCGATGCGGACATCCGCGCCTTGACGAACAGGCCGCGGTCATCCTCGGTGATGTCCTGAATCACCCCGGGTGGCAGGGAGCCGAAGTTGGACCGGCCGTGGTCAAACTGGAACTTCGGAGTGCGCTCGCGGATCGACTTGCGGAACGCTCCGGGCGCGATCTGCTCGTCGAACGTGCCTTCCCAGGAGTCGATTCGGGTCGGGCTGTTGAATACCGCGCCGTACCCCTCGAAGGTCAGCCCGTCGTCTTCGCCGTCGCCGTCGGCGTCGCGGGTGAAGGTGAACGGGACCGAGCGGCAGACGTCGTTACGCGGTGGTGCTTTCGAGGCTTGTCGAGCCGTCACTGTTCCTCCTTAGAAGCGTGAGCGGTGGGGCGCTGTTGGTTTCGCTCGGCGCCGCCTTGTCTGGCGTGCCCGGCGTGCCTGGCGGCAGGAGTTGAACGCTGACGAGGCCGGAGTGGACAAGCAGGTTGATATCGCCGGAGTCGACCGTTTTGACTGCCGACTCCGGCGTGAAGCCGGCGGCGACGTAGGTATTGATGGTGGCGGCCCTGACGGCGGCGATGTTCGCGGCGTCGGCCTCGTCCTCGCGCAGGAACGGAATATCGGTCGCGTCGTACCAGAGCCGCGATGCGCTGTTTGGCGGCGGCACGACCCGCTCGAGCGAGCCGGCTGTGTTGGCCCAGAGCGGGTGCATGGTGCCGTCGGCGAACCGCCGGCGAGCCTGCCCATAGTTCGAGTACGTCGCGGACTCAAGCCCCTCGGAGAGGCCGACGATGATCGGGGCGACACCGGCCGCCGCGGCAATGCGCGTCTCCCCGCCTCCGCGGACCTTCTTGAAGTCGATCTGCTGGAAGTTGGCACCCACCGGAGTGGCGTCGGCGCCGGGGTACAGGTTGAGGTTCTTCCATGCGTTGTCGACGCCGCCGAGCTTGGACTGCAGCTCGTCGCCCCATTTCTTCACCGCGTCGGCGTCGGCACCGACGGGGTGCTTGATGATCATGTTCACCGTGGCGCCGTTGTCGAAGAACTTGCGCTGATGGCGCGTCATGGCCTGGTCGGCCTGGATCTCGCGCAGGATCGGCGTCAGCCACGACATGCCAGTGAACACCGCGAGCGGGTCGGGGATGGGCGCGAAGTGCACCACCTCGTCAACGGTGAACGGCACGCCCTCGTTCTGGGACGCCGCGCCGCCCTCGGTGTACAGGTACCCGAGTTTGACCCAACCGACCTGACCGGAGCCGCGCCCGCCGCTCGGCTTGTCCATGTAGCGGCGCTTGCCGACGATCTGCACCCAGTCGGGCCGCAGGCGCACCAGCTCGTCGCCCTGGCGCACCCAGTAGCTATTTCCGGCGAGGTCGGCGTCTTGGATCATCCGCGAGAGCATGTCCTGGGTGGTCCCGCCCGACCATGGTCGCTCGAGCACCGACAGCGTCTGGTCCCCGAAGGTGTCCGACGGCTTGCCCTTGAGAAACGCCTGGAACTGGAACCGGACCGAGGAAAACACGAGCTGCCGCACCAGCATGCAGGCGAACACCACGCCGTTGGCCGCGTATGCCTGCGCGGCGAGGCCCTGGAAGTTGTCGGCCGGGCGCTCGGTGCCGGTGCCCGCGAGCGTCTGCATCAGCGACGGCGTCTGGTAGCCCAGGCCGCTGCTCATGTACAGGTTGAGCATCTGGCCGTATTCATCGAGAGACAGGCGCTCAGGCTCGCTGCGGCCTCGGAGACGGTCGATCAGCCTCATGACGGCCCGCTCTCACGCAGAACGGCCCACCCGGCGCCGATGGCCGCCGGGCCGAGCAGTCCACCCGCGGCGACCAGCGCCCAGGCCGGGCCCGCCAGCACCGCCACTCCGGCGACCACGAGGCCGATAGCCACCGCTACCACCGCAACGGTGGCGGTGAACACTGCCTGAATCGCTGTCACGGGGCTCCTGTCAGGTCCAAAACGGCTGCCACACCTCGACGGTGGGCTGATTGCCGAACTCGATCAGCCCGTGCATGGCCAGCGTGACCGCCATGAGCTGAGTGATGTCGCTGTCTTTGTCCTTGCGGTCCCATGCCCAGGCGTCCGACAGGTCTCGCTTCTTGGCCGATGTCACCGACCTGGTGAGCGGTGTCGCGGCCCGGTGCCGCAGACTGGCCTCCGAATCCGGCTCTGCCATCACCGCGTCGTAGAACAGGCCGCATGCCTTGGCCAGATCCGTCGCGTTGGACTTCACCACCTCGACGCCGAGGCCCTCAATGGTGGTGATCAGCGACGCCGCGGCCGAGTGGCCGTCGATGACCACCGCGCACGGCTTCCACTCGCCAGCCAATTCCTTGACCCGGTCGGGAATCCACGCCGTGCCCGGTAGTGAGTCGATCGACTTTCCGCGCACCGCCGGCACGATGCCGACGTGAAACTTGCCATCAGCGCGGCGGCCGACGACGCCGATGGCCGAAGCGGTGCGGTCGAGCTTCACGTACACGCCGAAAGCCACCGGGTCGAGGGGTTCAGACAGTGGGTCTTCGAGCGCCTTCCACTGATCTGGCTTGATCAGGGCCTCGGTGGCCGAGTCTGGCTTGTCGTGCCAGCCGAGCCGTTCCCGGCCGAATTCCTCCGGCGGCAGTGCTTCGCGCTCGGCCAGGATGTAGTCGACGGTGATGCGCCGCTCTAACGCGGGGTTGGCCATGCGGACGTATTCAAGATTGTCCATGGCGCAGCCCTCGACGCCGACGACATGCGAGCACGCCTCGTCTTCGCAGACGTTCTCCGGTGCGCAGAACTCGAGGTACCCGAGCCGTGGGCTTGTGCCCTCGCGGCCACGGGTCACCACGCCGCGCAGCACCTCGGAGTCGGCGTGACAGGCCGACGAGCCGTAGACCACCTGGGGGTCTTTCACCGCCGAAAGCGTCGGCAGCAACGAGCCCATGTGCACCTTTTTGAGCGCATACGCCTCGTCGAGGATGATCTTGTTGCCCGTCAGGCCACGGGCGCCGCCGTGAGTCCGCGCCTTGAACTTGAGCCGCTGGCCATGTGGACACTCGGCCGTCGGCCGCAGCTTGATCAGTTCCTTGCCGTTGCCGCGCTTGATGCCCGGGTCTTTGCCGAAATCGGGGTCCAGACGGCGGCTCAGCGCGGGGGTGTCGGTGATCAGGTTGACAATGTTCTCAAAAGCCTCGTTGGTCGTGTCCATCTCATGCGAGGACCACACGACCAGCTCCTGATCGGTGACGAACAGCCAACCGAGCGCGGCCATCTGGAACAACGCCGTCTTGAGGTTCTGGCGGGCGGCGACCACCGCGAACTCGAAGGCCGCCGAAATCATCGGGTTGGGCCCGAGTGCGAAGAGTGCACTGAGCGCCAGTTCCTGCTCGGGGTCAGGTGGCAGTCCGGCGAGCGTTGCGAGGTCGCACACCTCGGGGCCGAGAGTCTGCGTGTACGACGGGAAGTTCGCGTAGGCGGGCTTAACCAGCACGCTTGGCATTGCGCCGCGCCCTCAATTCGTCAACCTCGTCGCCCTGGCCCGCTGCCGGGGGTGCCGCCGGGGCCGTGCCGACCGCTGCGGCCATGACCGTCCGCAGCTCGCGCGACAGTGACGCGATGCCCGCAACGGTCTCGGTTCCTGACATACGCGCGGCCAGGGCAACAGCCTGCTGACCCAGCATCGTGTCGAGCTTGCCGGCGGCTTCCAGTTCGCGTTTTGTGGCCACCACCAGCGGGTTGTCCGAAGTTTCGGCCTGCTCCGAGGGGTGGCGCATGTGCCGCTTCCGGCTCCGGCAGGTCGCGCTACATGTGAGCGATTCCTTGCGTTTTGCCTGGTAGGAGCGCTTGCACACGACACATGTTTTTTGCACGGGAGCACTCCTTCCGAAATGTGGCCTGCCGCATGGCATTTCAGACGTTGGCGCACTGCCCCCACCTGTGCCAACGCATTCGGGGGAGGGAAATCACGCGAGAGTGGGCCCTCGACGTGGGTCGGCACAATGCGCGATACAAACCCACCCCCCGGTACAAAGGACGGCACAATAGGTACAACGGTGGACACAAAGCATAGCCGCAGGTCAGAGCCCTAATGCGGTGCGCTCACCACGCCCATCACCACACGCGCGATGTGTCCACCACATTCAGCGCCTTGTGCGTCGAGGTGGCGCGGTTGCATGCGACGTGTTCCGGGCCCATGTACTTCGTGGGGTCGTTGTCGTCGTGCCCAAGATCCCAGTCGGCGTCCGGCGCAATGGGCTTCGTGCATCGCCAGCAGTACGCCTTACCCGCTTCGACCTGCTTGGCCTCACGTTTCCGGCGGGCCTTGTGGTCGCCGCCATAGAACGGCATCGGCGTAGGTCAGGCACCAGCTCGGAGCTGGCTCACGTCCTGGCGCTGCCATGAGTCGTAGCCACGCCGGGGTTGTGCGGCTGCCGCACCAACCTCGATGCCTGTCAGCACCATGTCGATCTCATGCTCATGGTCCCGCACCACGCTCGATGAGTGGTATGAGTCGCTTAGGACATGGATGCCGACAACTTGCGGCCATGATGCTGTATCTGTCTTTAACTCGTCATCAAAGGTGACCGTTACTCCGGTGCGCGCCTTGATTACACCTGCACGCCATTGCAGGCGCTCGATGCGAGGCCAGGCTGGATCGAGCTGCGGTGTCGGCCGTAACTGCTTGACTCCACCGGGAAGCACTACCTCTTCGATCTCCACTGACATGGGCTCGTATGTCGTCACTCAGTGCCCCGCCACTTGCCCAGCACCTTCAACGTCAGCACCACGTCACCGTCCAGCTCGGCCAGCAACTGCTCGCCTTTGTCGGCCACCAGCCGCAGCACGTCGGCAGCGATGTGCGCCTGCCTGTTGGCCTGGTCCTCGGTGCCGGCGTCTTGGCTGTCCAGGTCTGCGAGCTTGGCCATGACGGTGTCGCGCACCGTCTGCGGCAACCGCAGCAATGAGGTCAGCGTGGCGTCGGTGCCGTCGCTCAGCCCGATGGTCACGGGTGGGTGCTCGGCGTCGGCCTCGGCGCGTAGGTCATTGAGGTTCACGAGTTTTCCTCTGTGTCGGACCTGGGGAGTAGCACGTACCGGCGGCATAGTTCAGCGGCTGCGCGGCTGGCTGAGCTGTGATCATCCTCGTCTGTGTATGGCCCGCTCTCGCCGTACACGTGACCGCCGATGATGGCGCACACTTCCGACTCGGTGG